AATCGTAACAATGTAAGGAAGTGCGATCCCTGTTGGCTCTCCGTTTGGACCCATGTCCTCAAAACCCTCAATGTCTAGATCGACATGCATTTCAAGAATCGTATAGATCTCATCGGTATATGTGCGAGACGTACCTTGTATCTCGTCTACCTTTTGACGAACCTCGCTTTCGTCCTCATCATACTTGCTTAACTCTACTTCCCTGTAGAATCCTGCGATTTGCATCTTGCGAACTTCATTCGCATCCATGCGAAGAACATGCGTAACACGAGAAGCAGTCGCCAGATCCGATGCAGCATAAGGTACAACCAGATCCTGCGCCGGAATGAATTTAGATACAGCCCTTTGTTTCGCTTCGTCAAAATAAACTTTCTTAAATGTAGAACCAGACAACGGTAAATAGAATAGCAATTGATCCATGTCTGGATCAAACTCTTCCATGACCTCCATGATCTGGTAGTTCATGAAGTTCTTTACACGACTAGCTTGTTCTTCTCTTTCTGCGTCTTGTAAACCCAAGACTTGTGTCTTTACTGGACCACCAGATGGTAATAGTTCTTTGTAAGCCTGTGCTTGAAACTGTGTGACACTCTCTGCAATCAGCGGGTGCGTGACCCCAGAAGCCCCTTCAAACGGCTGACTACGCTCTTCATGCTTGACACCAAGCTGATCCAAACCTTTTGTATACGTCTCTTCCCACTCAGAACGAGATTCCAAATCTTCTTCGTAAGATCCACGAAGATCCGACGAAAGTTCCCCAAGATACCCATCATCTAATAACTCCGCTAAGTTTGCGTTATGCGGAACCTCTGGTTCTTGCTCCGCGCCCATAATCGCTTCAGCCAAGGCTTGCACCATTGCGCCACCCTGACCGTCTGGTATGACCTCTGCCCCTCCATCAAAGGTTTCAGGCTGTGGTACTGACACATCTACCGATGCATCTGTCGGTAACATGTCTTCAGGTCTTATTCCTGTATCTACAATCGGTGGCAATGCCATTAGTAATACTCCCGTTTAGGACGGTACTCGTCGTGTTCATCGTTTTCTCCTTGCAGAGATATAAACCCGCCCTGCCGAAAACGCATTAGTGCTAACGTCATACTATCACAAAAGTCATCATGATCGCCATTAGGAAATGAAACTACTTCTTCTATAACTTCGTCAGCAAATTTTTTGTCTATTGGTGCCCATACTACACCTGCTTCGAACAATGGTGCAACCATGTGCATTCTGGTTATTTTATCCTTACCTTTGCCAGGTGAAAAGCCAAGTGCCGGAATACCGCGTAGCCGCAACTCGTCAATGAGCGGTGTACCCGTCGCTTTCGCTTCGACCACAACCATGTCTGGCTCCCAGTATTCGTGTTCTTCATACGCCACCTCTTTAAGTTCAGGAAAATTCCACCGCCCTCGTCGTGCGTCCATCAAAATCAGGTGATCTGCCCCACCTTCGTCTGGTTCAAACACGCCCCATGTCGTAATCGCGCTGTAATCGGCGGATTCTTTCTTGGAAAACGCCGTATCGTAGGACTGTATGATGTATTTTACAGGGGGAATCTCTTCTTTTTCCCACGGTTGCCACCAATCCCGCTTGATAATCGCGGAATCTGAGCTTGTCGGTGTTTGTTGCCACTGTGCGTTCCATTTTTGTACAGGCAACGACGCTTTGATAGACAACAATGCGTCTTTTTCCCAGAACTCAGGCCACAATGGTTCGTCTGAGGGCATAATTGCAGGAAATTCTACGACTTCCCACTGATCCGCCATGATATCACTGCCCTGCGCAGCTAACAAACGGCCTGTTAAGTCCTTTTTTCCCCATCGAGTCATAACAATTATGATTGCACCACCCGGTTGGAGACGCTGACGGGGGCCAGAAGTGTACCATTCATACGCATTGTCGAATGCGCTCTCGCTCAGAGCGTCCTGTTCCGAGTGAGGGTCGTCAATGACAAACAAGTCCGCACCACGACCAGTAACCGCAGCCCCAACACCCGCCGCAAAATACTCACCACCTTTGTCGGTTTGCCATTTTCCCGCTCCCTTGTTGTCTTCTTTCAGATTAGTATCAGGAAAGATGTCTTTATATTGTGGATCGTCTATAAGGTCTCGAACCTTACGTCCAAAACGTACCGCCAGTTCTGTATTGTGCGTGGCCTGAATGATCTTGAGCTTCGGATTGCGACCCAAAAACCATGCAGGCATCAAAAAACTTGCAAATTCAGACTTAGAATGACGCGGTGGCATGTTGATAATCAACCGTTTCAACTTACCCTGCGCCACCTGTTCAAGCTTTTCCGCTATAATTCGGTGGTGCCTACCCTCAATAAAGTTCTCATACACATGATGAGCAAACGGCATGAACTTGTCCGAGGCTTGTTCCCTCAAATCAAGCCGTTTCTTGGCCTCTGTTAAAGCCAGAATTTCCTTTAAGGCTTCTTCTGGTAAGGTTTGTAAGTTCATGCGCTACGTGTTGTTGGTCTCACCCGACGTGTTGAAGTTACAGTCTTGCGACGTTGACCCGGACTTGCCCGTCCAACATTACCCGCCAAGCCTGTGTAAGCTCTTGTTCCCGCTCCCGCTCGTTGACGAGCCGAAGAAACCGTCTTCTGGCACATCGGGCCACTTGCTGTTTGGATCATCGTATACCCTTCAGGACACTCAGTAATCGTGTTTCCATCCTTATCTGTTGTGGTAATCGGTGGAACCAAGACATCCATTGGGTCAACAACATCCTCTTCTTCTTCTTCTAACTCAACGACCTCTTCGTCATCCTCTGGAGGCTGATCGGTTGTAATCAACGTAGTAACATTAGTATCCGTGGTAGTATCTACATCGGTTTTCGTGTCATCTGTCGTATCGTCCGTTGTGTCATCTGTCGTATCGTCCGCTATTTCAACCTCAGTGTTCTCAAGTGTCTCTGCTTCGGCTGTCGTATCGTCCGTTGTGTCATCTGTCGTATCGTCCGCTATTTCGACTTCCGTTGTGTCATCCAAGCCCAATTCTAATTGCTGATCGGTGTCAGTGTCATCTGCTATTTCAACAACCTCTGCTACGTCTGTGCCTGTGCCTAAATTCGTCCCTTCAGTTGCTGCCTCCTCACGTAAAGTAGTTGTTTGGTCATCAATAGCTGTCGTAGTCTCATCAAAAACTTGAATCGCATTATCAAGATCGTCATTGACATCAACCTCCGCTTGAGCACCTGTATTATTATTAATCAAGGTAGTAGTTCCATCCGCGTTAGGAATAACCTGAATGTTACTTCCACCGCCAATACCTGTGACCTCATCTGTTAACGCACCTGATTTAGGTGCAGCGGGTATATTTACTGGAATAGTCTCAGAACCAACTCTTCTGGTTCCTGCATTAGCAACCATCTGCCCTAGTTCATCCATTGTAAGACCTGTTGAGTCCTGTAAATTATTCAGAACATTCTGATCTACACCACCTGTTGTAGCAACTAAGTCGTTAATAATTTCTTGTGCAGCCATTGCTTCCATGGCTGTTCCTTCTCCTACATCCCCGACGTTACTAATTCCGGCCTCTGCCATTGACTCTGCGGCTTCTTTATATGCTGACTGTACACCTGGAGGACTTTGTGCAGGCTGACCCACTGTCGCGCCTGTTGGGACAAAGGTGTTTGGATCAACTGTTTTGCCCATGTCTAACGTAGTAGCGGCAACATTTGGAGTCGAACTTATACCTTGACCAAGCCCACCTTGAACCCCTTGAGCCGGAACGCCTGCAAGTAAATCTGTATTCAAACCTGTGCCTACATTAAACGCCAAGTTCGTACCAACCTGCTCTCCGCTCTCGGTCAAACCGCCAGAGATTCCTGCGCCACCAAGTTTAAACGGAGCCTGAACAACCGCAGGTGCTTTACCAAGTACACCTGGGATTCCTGTGTAACCTAGCCCAAGAGCTAGAGCCGCGTCCCCTGCACCCGCAATCGGCCCCGCTGTAACCAAGGAAATTTCAGTAGCCGCGTCACGCATCGCTTGCTCCGCTAATGCAGTATCGCCACCGTACTTCTTATCCGCTAGTGCCTGCACATCTACCGTGCCATCCGAGATAGCCTGCGTAATTCTGTTTTGTGCTTCCGTATTTGAGCTTGCCGCACCTTCCGCTGCGGATGCTCCGAACACTAGCCCTAATCCTTTTTTCGCCAAGCCGCCTAATAAAACATCACCAACAACGTCATAAAGATCCTCACCGCCTCGAACAATCAACGCAGGGATATCCGTGGTAATAGCTTCACCACTTACAGACTTAACATTTCCTGTGAAAATATCTTTAAAAGTAGTATTTGGATCCACTGTCGCATACTTTTCTACACGCTCTTGCATCTGTGGCGACATTAAGTCTCCAACTTGATCTCCATAACCTGTAATCGTAGAAACAGCGGGAGCTAAAAAGTCGGATACAGTTGTAACCTGATTTGCCGCAGCAGCTTGAGCAGCATTTTGATCACGAATCGCCGCAGCAGCTTGAGCCAATGCAGGATCAACCTGCCCTGGACCAAAGCCCTGATTACTTAAAATAGGGTCATAACCAAGATAAGGTGCGTTTGGCCCTGTAGGACTAAAGGCACCTGTTACATTTTCAATGACTTCATCTGCGTATAAACCAAGACCTTGAAGACCTTGAGCCACTGGCCCCGTTAAAAATCCTGACCCCGCTGAAGCACCAAGGTCATTGATAAACTGACCAAGCCTTTCCCCTGGAGTGTCTACCTCTCCATAACCTATGATGTTCTGATACAAGGCACCCGGTTCCGAATCCGAATCCGAACCCGTTGCGGCACTTCCTGTATACTTAGCTACTTCGTCCGCTAATCCCGCCTCTGTAAAACCGGCAACGGTTTCGCCACCACCTGTCGGAGGCATCAAGGCCGCTATATTATCGTCCGTAAGAGTATTACCTTCAATCAGATTTAATGTAGCAATCGCTTCGTCTAGTCCAACATTTCCCGCACCGATACCCGCTGTAAGATTGAGCAACGCCTCTGTAGTGTCGTTGGCTCCAACAGAGGTGTTCGTACCTCCACCATAAAATTCATTACCAACTTGACCCACGGTGTTCGGACCACTGCCATCTAATCCTGTTAGATAATCTGCGCTAGATTGTAAGACATCCTGACCAGACTCATACCCAATTCGTGGATTCGTGTCTGTCCCCGTACCACTAGGTGATACTGTGGATGTAAGGCCTATGCCCGTCCCAGTAGGTGATACAATCTGATCGCCCCTCGGATCGAGGGCATCTGGGCCTCCTCCGGCAGGCAAAGCACCAAGATTAAATGTCCCAGGACCACCAGTCGCTATAACGCTTTCAATAGGTGCAGCAGGCAAAGCACCAGGGGTAAAGGTGCCCGGACCGCCAGTAGGTGTAAACGTATAATTAGGGGCAGCGTCTATCGCTTCCGTCGCTAACTTCTCAATCTCTTCCATAGTTAAAACAGGTGTGCCATCTAGCGTCGTAGTCGTAACCTCGGGTATGTCCAAATCCCCAGGTTGCGCCACAGCAGGTTCAGCAGCAAGTTCCGTCGTGTACAGTTTTCCATTGAAGGTAAATGTCTCGTTACCCGCCGCTCGGTTTTCCGCAAACGCCTCGTCAAATGTCTGTGTCGCAGCAGGGGTATAAGTATAGGTGTTTGTGGCTGCATCAAATCCCGCAGAATCTACATCCGTATCCTTAAACGTATCTGTTATGCTGCCAACAAAGTCCGAAGATCCACCCGCCGCAGCTACCTCGTCAGGAAACATCTCCTCTATGTCTTTCGATACATTCTTCCCAAACGTCGGTCCTTGGCTGTTGTCCTTCGGATCAATGCTGTAATCTCGTCCAAGGGCATTCGTCCCCTCTATCTGCTTAACAGCGTACCAGTTTCCATTTTCATCCTGCGCTACAGTTCCAACTTTTGCCGCTGCTGAAGCAGATAACTGAGTCCCGCTGTTATTATTATTATTATTATTAGAGGTCGTAGTGGTAGATGTCGTACTCCCACCCCCACCAGTATACGTCCCACTCCTGTCGTTAACTAACGCATTTAACTCCGCACCGTTGGTCTCCCACGGGTTGTCACTCGACGCATAGATCTCGTTAATACGGTCTTGGTTGGTCTGGGTATTATTATTATTATTGTTATTACCACCGCCGCCGCCGTTGTCATTGCCGCCGCCGCCGCCGTTATCATCATCACACCCAAACGCTGCGCAGTTCCAAAACTTATAACGATCAACTATGCTAAACATATCAGTTCTCCAAACGGTAGTTTGTACCTACCATACTATATCCGCGCTTTTTCATCAAACGATCAAATGCTTCCATGTTTACACCCGTGCTAATCCCAATCCGAAGTTCCTCAACACCCTTGGCTTTAGCCCAGTTCTCAAATGCATCCAACAACCGTACCCCGATCATCGTCCCTCTAAACTCTGGTAAAACAAACCACGCAATGTCACTCGCTACAATCTGATCACTAAAATAATACTTGCTAACGTATCCACCAATCATACCACAAGGCTTATCCCCCTGCATGGCTATAATCCCTATACGATCAGGATCATCCATGTAACGCTTGAAAGTCTCTAACAAACGAGGCTTGCTAAACTTTAAATGTGAATAAGACCCCTCCTCATGCATCATCTGACCTAAATCACACAATGCAGGGAAATCCTCGTTGGTAATTTCCCGATACTCTGTCTCAACCTTTTTTAGCACGATACAAACTCTCTATTCCACCAGGGGTCGAATACCTCTTGATGTTTCCTAAACCCGGAATGCCCGTTCCACTCAACGGACTCATCCGTCCACTCCTACGTGTCCGAGTAAGAGGAGGTGGTGCCTTCAAAGGCAAAGGCTTCGGATTCAAAAACTCCATGATCCCCTTGCTAATCGCATCCATCCCACGCTTGTCCGCTACCTGCGGTACAAGACCCGTGGGCCGTGGTTCAGGCTTAATTTGTGGTTGAGTCTCTGGTCGAGGCTTGGGCTTCGTCTGAACTTCCTTCCCACTCATAACTTCCGCAGCGTACTTCTTTGCATCCCCAGATACCGTGCCCTTGTTCACGTTCCCCGGACCACCGTTATACGCCATCAATGCCTTGTTATAATCGCCGTCGTACTCTTTTACCAACGCACCCAAATACTCCGCACCAAACCGCAAATTGTCAATCGGATCATTCCGATCCTTGATAGGCGTTACACCATACCCAGGATCTATAGCCGTCTCAGCCATAATCTGCGTATACCCAATCTCACCCGCAGATCCCTTTGCATTAGGGTTCCAACTGCTTTCCTTCGCAATCAATCTATTAAATATCTCTGGATCCACGCCGTACCGCTTCGCCATCTCCGCAGCTACCCGCCTGTGCCTGTTGTTCTCGGACATCCGTTCTCGCTCCTTGGTTGTGAAAGTACTTTACAACAAACTGAAATGAAAATACACCCGCGATTTTTTTCTGGGGGTTAGGGAACCTAGTTGTTGTTTACTTGTTGCCCAATGGAGATACCCCCGAATGAATTTACAAAACTAATATTATAGACTGTATTGTGTGCTACGCACTCATTATATAGGGGGGATCCCCTCGCCGCAGTGCAGCATTTGCGCCGCAATGCGGCACAGTAACCCTGAACCTGCTGCATTGCAGCATTCCCTGGGATGCAATTAATTTAAAATAATGTTGGATAATTGTAGATTAATTGTTGTTTGCCTGTTGACATTCTTGAAAAAGTAATTAACTTGTTACTTGTAACAAGTTGTTACAGTTTAACTAGAAAGGAAATACAATGGATAAACAAGAAACACTTGAGAAGATCGAAGATCTTAGAGCCAAGAAAAGCAAGCTAGAAAAGCAAGCTAGAAAAATTGGTGAAACACTAGCCAAACTAGAAACCGAAGCAGTAGAAAAAGGTTATGGCATGTGGGTGTTTTCTAGAACAAGAAAGATTGTTCCAGACTTATCATGGTGGAAAGACAATTATCCTAGAAGTTGGGAAAAGTATATTGAGATAAGATCTTACAACAAATTCGAACCATCAACTAAATAACCAACTGGGGAGCCACGGCTCCCCAACCATTACGAAAGGAAATACAATGGAAACCAAAGAACAAACACTAGGCAATAAGTTGAAGTTCAAATTAGAATGTATGTTCATGATGCTACAAGCTGATCGCCGCAAGGAAGCCGCTGCGCTATACGATCAACTGATCGAAGAATTTGATAAACTGAAATAAATACTTGTAGCCCAGTTGTTCCTGGGCTACAATCTAACTGTTCAATTAGAAAGGAAATACAATGGATAAACTTAATAAACTAGCTAATGATTGGGGCTATACTTTTCCCGAAGATATGATGGGAGACTATGTTCATGATAGCCTGCACCCGGCAATTTGCATGAATAAAGAATGTGACTACTCAACTGAGATGGAACCCGACCAAGATCGAGGTTGGTGCGAGAACTGTGAAACTAATACAGTTGTATCGGCAGGCATGTTGATGGGGATTGTATAATGTTCCACGCTATCCAGACTTTGATTAGTTGGATCCAGGGCAGACCAACGTCTGCCCTGGATGATCTACTAGGCGGGATTGCTTTATTCGTAATCCTATTCGTTGTAATCTTTTTGCTGTATGGCGCAGCTGTAATGTAACACTAATCCCTGGCCCAGGGTTACCGGGCATTTCCTTTCGATAGCCCTGGGACCGCAAGGTCGCAGGGCTTTTGAATATATAAACACAGGGCCGCAGGGCCGCAGGGCCTGCACAAATCCGGCTCGGACCTGCACAAAAATCTCTCAAGGAATTGTGATTTAGTTGTTGCTTAGTTGTTGGATATATGCATAATGAAACTGTTCTTAATTATTACGAAAGGATCTAGAACAATGACTATCAAAGCAAAATCCGAATGGATCGGAGACGACGGTTTACTTTTAAAAGTAAGCTTAGATACAAGTGAAAAGATTATAAAAAACTTGCAGGATCCAGATCTAAAAGCCGAAGTAAAAGCGGCGCTAGTTAAAGCCGCCGAAGAAAAGGCCGAGCGGATAACTAAATTTTTCAACTATACTTAACCAAGGGAGGGAGGGGCGAAAGCCCCTCTAATTTTTTATGAAATCAGCTATTATCTACAACGGGCCTAGCTTATTGGATGATAAACCAATTGTAGTTATTGCCACCTATTCGAACCGTAACACGAAAACTGGCAAGGTAGTCCAGACTTATATATTGCGCGAAGATATAAACCCATTGGAAGCGTCGAAGACTGGCGAAGACTATTCCATATGCGGCGATTGCCCAATGCGCGGCGAAGTAACAACGGATCCGAGCCGCAAACAAGCTAAAGGCCGCAAGTGTTACGTTAACTTAGGCCAAGGTGTTTTAATTGTATGGAAGGCATACAAGCGCGGCGTCTATCAAACGGGCGACGCGGCAACAATGGGTCGTGGTCGTTTCGTCCGCGTCGGCACATACGGCGATCCCGCCGCTGTTCCCTCTCATGTTTGGGACAATCTTTTATCGGAGTGCGAAACGTGGACAGCGTACACTCACCAAAAACCATGGCGTCCAGATATTGCAATGCAGTCCGCCGATAGTTACGCGGAAGCTGTTATGCATTGGAAGCAAGGTCGTCGGACGTTCCGAGTTGTCGCGGATCTAGGACAGGTCGATAAAGCAAACGAAGCCGTTTGTCCTGCATCAAAAGAAATGAAACGACGGGCACAATGCACCGACTGCAAACTATGCAAGGGATCGAGCCAAGCAAAATCGATTGCCATAGTTGAGCACTAAAAACCGGGGAGCTGCGGCTCCCCTTTTCACTTGCCCCACGGGGCAAGCATCCATATAATAAATATACTAGGCCGCAGAGTCGCAGGGTCGCAGGGTCGCAGAGATCCGGCGCTCTAACTTGGGTCGCAGGGCGCAGAACAAAGACGCAGGATCCTTGAACCTTGAACCTTGAGCCGCAGAGACTCCGCCCTTGATCAAATCAGCCCCCTGATCACCGTCAAATAAAATTATATCGCGCTCCTTGAGGCTTTTTACCAAGAAAAAATTTGATCCACCTCGTGCCCAATATGCCATATTCCAAGCGACTTGATGAGCAGTGATGTTTACTGCATTGCTTTTGATTGTTTTCAACTCACACCAGAACGACAACCCATCCCAGATAAAATGCACATCGGGAACACCGCCCCCATGCTTGTTTTCAATCCGAGTTGCGAAGCACTTCTTCGGTAGATTGTGGCGGATCGTGCTCCAAAAGTTCGCCTCTGGACCTCTGCTCATCTGGTGTAATATCCTTGTAGTCTGCCTCTATTTGAAATGCTTGCGGATATTGTTTCTGTAATGCCGCAAGTCTTGATGTAATCTCATCTCTGGATAACTGATCAATGGTATTGATTGTCTCTCGTCTATCGATGGTCAGACCACCCAAAGCTGATCGTATTTTCTCCGCATTGATGGCAGCAGAAAACTGCCCTGCCTCTTCTGCACCAAGAGATAAATTGTACAAGCGTTCCAACTGTCCGATAGTTGACACACCATACCTACGCTCACGTTCTTGTCTGAGTTCTTCGATGTACTCCACAACATGGGGATAGTCTCTGCCGTTTAACAAACGCGAAGCATGTTCTACTGCCAACTCAGGTTTAAAACCTGCAAGTCTGGCGCACTCTGCATTTGAGTAAATACCTTCGACAATTTTCTGTGCAAAAGTCATCTGGCGGTTGGTCAATTGCCGATCATGTTCGGCCTCGATTTTCTTCTTTATAGATGCCATTTCTGTTTACGCTTGTTTACGCTATTTTTCCGCATTTCTGCAATTCCCACAACGATACAACAAACATCTTGTGGAAACAAGCGGCACGAAGTGTAAACAAAAAGGCCGTTTTGTAAACAGGTGTAAACAGCCGACCCCACCTATAGTGCACTCGTTTACGCTGTTTACAATATTTACACGATATTTTTTTACTTTTGGGCTGAACAAAAAAAATCTGGAAAAATACCGTATACAATGTAAACACATCTTTTTTGTTGACATCAGTCTGGATATATGCAGACTACAAGTATTCAACAATTACGAAAGGAACTAAACAATGAACTTAGAAATGAAATCAATCAAGCACTTTGCATCTGGCAGTCAGGAAACTTATTGCTACACCGCAGTCGTATATTTGGACGGCAAACCATTTGCCGATGTCAGCAACGATGGTCACGGTGGATGTGACTATGTACACCCTCATGACAAGTCACCGTTGACCAAGGTTCAAGGTGCGTGGCGCAAGAAGTTCGATGAGATAGAAGAGTACTTCGCATCCTTACCCAAGACTGACGTTGGCAAGT